CACTGTTTATCCACACAGTTAAAAATAATACTGTATACAAACACAGTATGGAGGGACTTTTATGCGTATTGAAATCTGCATAGCCAAAGAAAAAATGACTAAAATGCCAACCGGTGCTGTGGATGCGTTAAAGGAAGAATTAACCCGACGCATCAGTAAGCGTTATGACGATGTTGAGGTGTTAGTAAAAGCCACCAGCAATGATGGCCTTTCTGTTACACGCACCGCAGATAAGGATTCTGCAAAAACTTTTGTTCAGGAGACTCTGAAAGATACCTGGGAATCTGCTGACGAGTGGTTTGTTCACTAATAAACACGTAAAATCTGTAACGGCTGGAAATCATTCAATACTCGCACTATCGAAAGTTCACCAGCCAACCGCAGCGCGTTCTTGCATACGACGTGGCTGCGGTTTCAACTCCGTCCCCCACCAATCATGATTGGGCAGTACCAGTACAGCACTAGTAAAAACTGGAAATAAGCAGTCTCAGCAAAATACCGGCCAGACGGTGAGAAGACAAAAAAGATACGCAAAGTAGCCGCGGCCCTTAGTGACATGAAATCCCGCTATACGGGCTTTTTTGTATCTGCACACGATTGATTATTAGGTCCGTATAGCTAATAGTGGTCTTAACCTACATATAGAATCAGAGACTTTATGAAAAAGGAAATACTCAAGGCTCTTTGCCCTACATGCGGTGGGTTACGTAACTGCACTGTGCATGGGAAGCTAACCACTAGCTGGGAGGATTCCCAATATCCAGTTTATGGGTACCATTACCATCACCTACTCCAATGCAATGGCTGTGATACTGTCTTCTATCACCACAACGAACACTTTAGTGAGCATACTACCCACGAATATCGTGATGGTGAATTTGTAGAAACGCCTATAGATATGATCACTACCTATCCTGCCGCTGAAACATTTCAAGCTCCGATATGGTTATCCAAGCTTGAATCAGTTGATCGTCAGCTCTTTCAAATATTTAATGAAATGTATTCTTCATATACTTCTGACCATTTCATTCTTTCGTCCATCGGTTTACGGACGATTTTTGATCGAACTGCTGAACTGTTACAAATTCACCCCGGTTTGCCGCTTGGTGAAAAAGTTGAAAAATTAAAACAAGATGGAGTCATAGGCGACACTGAGGCATGCGTTATATCTTCTGTAATTGATGCAGGAAACGCCGCCGCACATCGCAGTTGGAGCCCGAATAAAAGTGAGTTCGAACAAATGCTAGAAGCTATAGAAAGTTTTGTCCAAAGAACTATCTTGGGCAAAAAATCACTTGAACATATAACCAAACAACTCCCACCTCGGGTTACAAGACCTAAAAATAGTGCATAATCCGCGATCATCAATGTGGCGTAAGGTTATGGTTTACTTGCTACAGGGAATTTTTTATACACCGTTGAAATACCCAGATCATAAATCAGTGCGACTTGCTGCTGATATATTCCCGATTCAATCAACCTGCCAGCCTGCTCCCATTGTTCTACTGTCAGCTTTGGCTTTCGCCCACCATTCCTCCCTTCTTGTCGTGCTGCGGCAAAGCCCGCCCTAGTACGTTCGACAATAAGCTCTCGCTCCATTTCAGCCAGGGCACCCATCACATGAAAGAAAAAGCGCCCCATTGGTGTGCTGGTATCAATAGCATCCGTCAGGCTGCGAAAATTAACGCCACGTTCGCGCAACTCCTCCACCAGCACGACAAGATGCCGCATACTGCGCCCCAGTCGGTCCAGTTTCCAGACTACCAGAGTGTCACCTGCTGATAATGTTCTGAGCAGTTTTTTCAGTCCCGGTCGGTCGGACTTAGTGCCGCTGATCTTATCTTCAAAAATCAGCTCACATCCTGCACACTCCAGCGCATTACGCTGCAATTCCGTATTCTGGTCATTTGTTGATACGCGGACATAGCCAATAAGCATGAGCATTCCCCTGAGTAAAAACCGGGGATGATGCCAGTTAGCCATAATCTCTGCATTTTCTTAAACGTTGGTTTAGGAGAAGGCTCAGCATTGCCTGTTGGCGTACCTGTTCCGTGGCCCTCAGCCACTCCGCCAACAGGCTGGCTAAAATGCAACGGAGCAGCTTTTTCTGCTGAAGAATACCCGGAACTGGCAAAGGCTTACCCGACAAATAAATTGCCTGATTTACGTGGTGAGTTTATTCGTGGCTGGGATGACGGACGTGGTATGGATACGGGGAGGGCAATATTATCAGCTCAGGGCGATGCCATACGTAATATCTATGGTGAGTTCAGAACTGTAAACACTGAAAATTATTCAATATGGGAAACAGTAGGTTCGTTTAAGGGGGCCATAGTGCCATTGAGTCCCTCTACAAACAATAGTTATTTCTCCTTAACCAGAAGTATGGTGACAGAAAGAGCAGACGGCGCTGTTTACCCAAAAGTGATTGGCCTTGATGCTTCAAGAATTGTTCCAACTGCAAACGAAAACCGTCCTCGTAACATTGCCTTTAATTATATCGTGAGGGCTGCCTGATGAATAAAGCGGTATTAAATAACGAACTCATTGCTATAAAAGCGGGAGACATTACCATTTATAATTATGATGGTGAAACGCGGGAATATATTTCCACATCAACTGAATATCTTGCTGTGGGTGTCGGTATCCCGCCATGTTCCTGTTTAGATGCTCCTGGCTCATATAAAGCTGGTTATGCAATCTGCCGTTCTGCAGATTTTAACTCATGGGAATATGTGCCAGACCATCGCGGTGAAGTTGTCTATAACACCGAAACGGGAGAATCAAAAGAAATCACAGCTCCGGGTGATTACCCTGAAAATACAACCACTATCGTCCCGTTAACGCCATACGATAAATGGGATGGTGAGAAATGGGTGACAGATACTGAGGCACAGCATAATGCCGCAGTAGACGCGGCAGAAGCACAGCGCCAGTCACTGATTGATGCAGCAATGGCTTCCATCAGTCTGATTCAGCTGAAATTACAGGCCAGACGTAAACTGACGCAGGCAGAAACAACCCGACTAAACGCTGTGCTGGATTACACTGACGCGGTGACGGCAACAGATACCAGCACCGCGCCGGACGTCATCTGGCCTGAACTGCCGGAGGCGTAGGCCATTCAATATCTGGCGCACCGGAAGTATCGACCAGCTCCAGTGCGTCCAGATAATCCAGCCACAAATTATATTGCGCCAGTTCCTCACCTTTCAGACGACCAATCGCCGCTTTACCAGGCCATTGCTTACTGTTTATGTATTCGTTGACCTGATTAATCAATTGCTGCTTTTCCAGTTCGGCTGCGGCAATTTGTTCCTCATGAGTTGGCGGTGGAATATCAATCCATGCAGGCATTCCGTCGATGACACCTCTGTATTTTCCTTCTGGTGCTTCCTTCATAAATTCGGCGGCAACAGTGTCGTCAATTTCGATTCCATCATCGGGCCATTCGCCGGATTCCTGATAAGCGATTTTAAGCTCCACAGGGAAAAACGCATTTTTATCGGCACTGAAAATATATTTCTGCATTTCTACCGTCCTATCGAAATATAACTGAATCTGTATTGCTGTGAGATATCACTGGTTGCCACACGCCACGCTGAATTACTGATATGTTCAAAATTTACAGACAAAACCTGCGGGGCAGGATTCGACGGGTCTGACTGAACGGCATCAGACATAACACTGACTGAAACCATCGGCTGATTAGGGAATGGTATAGGGAAGTGTCCACTGATAAAGCGGGTCGTGTTTCCTGAAAAAGTGCCAAACTGAACAATATATCCACCTGGTAGCCTGAACCATCCCGAACCAGAAGCGAATGCTCCCATATCCGGTATCTGATTATCTCCTGTGCCCACATCCCTTTTCGCCGCTTCTCCCAAACCAAGGTTTTCGAGAGCCGTTTTCACCGTGCCATCCGATTTGATATCACCAAACGGATTCTTGCGGCTTAACAGCAGAGCACGAAGCGCGGTAAGCAACTGGTCGTTTCGCCCCTTCTCCAGGCTGGCACCGGATGCCTCCACCACGCTGCAAAGCTCCTCCTGCAACATATCAAAGTAGTCATCATCCAGATCGGTGGCAGGTGTGCCGGTCTGGGGGTTACCACGGGTAAAACCGTTCTTACCCGCGCCGAACTTATCCTTCTGCGCGGTTTTCGTGTCTATACGATGCATGGATTACTCCGGATATTTAAAAATTACGTAGGTATGCGACGGGCAGAGTTTGTTAAGCACACACTCGACAACGGTGTCACCCCAGATACGCAGTGCGGAATCACAGGGATCGCCACATGTCATCCAGGTGGAGTTGGTGGTGGCTGGCATGTTGACCTGCCAGTAATACCGCCATTCCGGCGCATTCACCGCGTCAGTACAGGCCGATGAGCAGGTGAAAGTGCTTTTGTCGTATCGCGTGATGGTGGCATCTGGTCTGCCCAGGGCAGCAAGCTGTGCAAGATAAAAATCCTCGTTGATGCCGCCCGCCAGGTTAACCTTCGCATCCAGCCGTTGCTGACGCTGGCGAAGGGTCTGCGTTCCCGCCGGAATACATTCATCCGGCAGACCGCACAGACGCTCCCAGCGGTTTATCAGTTCAGTGGTGGTGCGCGGATCCAGCTCCCGCATCAGGGCATCCGCACGCTGATGAACACGGGTTAATGACGGTGCCGCACCGGCAATCGCCGGATCGCTGGCTGACCACGCCGGACCGGGCGGCAACAGTGCCGATAACAGGCGGATGTAATCATCGTTTGTCACGTCCATGAAATCGTCCCCAGTACCGCCAGTTCGTTTTTCGCAATGGAGATATTGTCCACCGGTGCAAGCAACTGATGGCTGTATTCCCCGTTCGCACCGGAAATCGCCTCACTGATACGCGATACCTTGAGTTCTCCCTGCGGATAACCATCACGCAGCAGGAACGAACGCAACTCCGCGGTAATGGCAGCCCGTATTTCTGGTGTGTCCGGCGTCACGCGGATATGAAAATCCACCGTATGTGCCACCGGCCTGAATACATACAAATCAGAGCCTGCCACCGGGGCCAGTGGCCAGATATGTTGTCTTGCTGCCGTTTCCGTTGATTCTTCCGGAATGGGATTAATCAGGTCACTGCTGGCAATCATCACACCGACAGTTCCCGTTCCCATCCAGTGACGGTATGTCCATGCGCGGGTAATGCCGGGCACTTCTTTAGCCCAGACGACATAGTCCCCGTCAGCCCCGCCCTGAGGCGTCCAGTAATACCGCTCAATGACGCGGGCGCGCCACGTTTCCAGCTCTTCAGTATCAAATCCACCTGTCAGGGTATCTGCCACGCCGGAAGACGGCAGACCATTAACCGGCGTGACCAGGATTAATGACGTACCGTCGTCAGCGTTACCGACCGCGCCTGCACTTGAGCAGGCGATCGGCACGCGCAGGACACTACCGGAGCTGGTTGCATCGGCAGTTGCCGTGTACTGAACCAGGTCATCGCGCTGAATAACACTCCCGGCGGTCACCTTCAGGCCATCGCTGACACCTTCCCAGCGCATATACCCGCTGGCAGCCGTGGCCCCCTTGCGCGGACACCGTTTCATCGCAGCATGTCGCGCCAGCCAGGACTCATCGCACAGGTCAGGCAGAATGTTCATTGCCAGATAATCGATGTACCCGTAAACCGTATGCAGCGCCGCCGCATACACCTTTGCCCGCACGTCTTCATCCATGCGCCGGAGCGTGTCGCTGACGTCCAGCCTGGCGAATAAATCGTTACGGAGCATACTGATATTTTCTGCCAGCGTCGGGCGCTGAAATTCACTGTCCGCCATGCGTTATCGCACTCCACAGATCATCAAAAGAAATCACTACTGGTCCATCACGACGCCAGAGGGTGATACTGTTACCCAGCTCATTAATCCCGGTGCGGTGGATATCCAGATCAATACGGGACACCACGCCGTCATCAATCATCCATTGCAGGCATTCGCGGATATATCCCCTTACCGTCTGCACCAGCTGATTGGTCAGTTTGCTGCGCTGAAGCAGCCACAGTCGGGAGCCGTAACGGTCATTCTGTACCGCAGGCCAGGTATCCCCCCACCATCCCATCGGGACGTCGGCATTGTCATCAGGCTCCGCCCGCCGCCAGGTGAACAGGGAAATCACCACGGCGCGGGTCAGCGGATCCAGCGGTGCGCTGGCGCAGGTGCGTTTACCGTTCACCGTCAGCCACAGTTCCATCATGCCTCCATCGCTTTATCAGGTTTGTCGGTGTTACTGCCCTGACCGTTCTCCCTGTGACGATGCCCGTTATAGGCAAGCCGCATCGCTGACATGGTGGTGCCGCCGGAGTCGCACAGGTCTTTCACCTGTCCGGTCACTTCCAGATCCATTTCAAAACGTGCTTCAGGTGCATTGCGAAACGTGATCGTTTTCCCTGCACCGTCCACCACGATCCCCTCCCGGGTCAGCGTCACAGACTGCCCCTGATCGTCATAGACAGCCACCTCACCCGTCTGCAGCCCTTTCAGGCGGTAGCGCCGGTCCGACACCGTAACAACCACCGCATGAGAACGGTCGCCATCCGGAAACAACACCACCGCTTCCGCACCGCTGTTTGCCCTTGCGGTAAAACCGTAGGGTTCAAGATGTTCAACCCCGGCTTTGGGTTCACCGGCAATCAGGGACACATCCACGGTCTGACATTTCGTGGCGGCACTGATGCTTTTCACCACGGCCCGCCCAATCAGGCCGAGGAGTTGTCGCTGCATGGCTTCAATCGTCCTCATCAGAACGGGTCCTCCTGTACTCTGGCTTTTTTCTTTTTCCGCGCGCCGGGGGCTTCGGGTTCAGGCAGATAAGCATCAGGTGGGCCGACACGGATTTCCGTCAGGGTGCCGTTCTGGTCCTGAGTAAACGTGACTTCCGAAACAAGCAGTTCAGTATTGTCGAAACCACAGACCGGATCGAAGACAATCACCCGCTGGTTGGGCTGCCACAGCGTACCGTTACCCTGTCGCCAGCCCTGCACCACATAGGTGGTTTCATCCGTCCGCGCCGCCCGTTGTCGGGCTTCAAAGTCAGCACGTGCAAAACAGCCTGCCCCCGTAGCCTGCCCTGTCTGCCTGATATACATCGGACGGTAACGGGCAATAAATGCGTCCTCTGTGCGGGCCCGCAGCGCGGTGGTGGTGGCCTCACCGAAATCATCGTCGTTTCCGGCACGCTGCCCCGCCACCTGGTAAACAGAAAACCGCTCCCGGATACTCTTCTCCGTATCGCAGGAAAGGATGTTTTCCCCGAGTACCAGCGCAGTATGTGCCCGCGTTGAGCCAATCCCGCCAATCACCAGCCTGCCGTGCGGGTCGTCATAAGCCAGTGCCTGCTGCTGACCGAGTATTTTGTTGATTACCTCAATCACCGTTTCACCATGATCAGGCTGGACATCAGTAATAACACCCGACGGCGCACCGTTGTTCACCACCTCAATGCCGAAAGGCGCAGCAAGCGCCTGCGCAATCTGTACCAGCGAGCGTCCGTTAAACTGTGTCGGTTCGGCTGCACAGTCAATCAGGTCAGCCGTCAGACTACGTCCGGCAATACCGGTGCTGACCGAACGGGCATCGTAACGAACGGGCGTCGCCTCCACCCAGCCGGTGATCACCAGCTCATCACCAATCAGCACTTCCACTTTTGAACCGTTTTTAATGCGCGGCTGAAGCGTGGTGATACCCTCATCTCCCGGCCACTGGCGAGTGATCTCCACACTGAAATCCCGCGCCAGCCGTTCAATACCGGCACCGATGCGCACCGATGTCCAGCCATTCCACTCCCGGCCATTTACCCGTAGTGTGACATTGTCGTTCATTGCACTGGCACCTTCAGAGGGATCACCGGCACAAAGCCGGGATGCGTAATGGCATTACGCCGGATAATGTCCGCGTCACGCGCCGCGTTATCAAACCAGGTCGCCGCCAGCACCAGCGCGGGTAAAACCTCATCCGGTGTGCGCTGAATGATCCGTGCAGACTGTTCAAGGCGCGTGTTGATATCCGCATTCAGATCTGCTTTCACCCGGCGCAGCGCCAGAAACAGCGCATCACTGGTTGTACGGGACAACTCCTTATCAATTGCCGTATTCAGTGTGTCGCGAATGTCAGTCAGTTCTTCCCACGTCGGCAGGTCAACCGTGTTTTTCACCGCCGGTGCATTGTTCAGTGCCGGATGCGTGACGGAAGGCCAGCCAGTGCTCTGCGCAGGTGTTGTTGCCTGCTCCACTGCGGCATTCTGCATCACCGCGGAAGTTGTTGGCGCAGGCAATCGGGTGACGGCATACGCCGCTTCGCTGATTGCGGTCGTACGAAGGGTGCTGGCAACCACGTTACGCTGCTGCGTCGCCGTGGCGGTGGTTTTACTGTCCGTTTTCCAGACGCCGCGCGGTTGCAGATCGCTGCCGAGGCTGACACCGGAAAGCGTTTTGATCATGGTGACCAGGTCGCTGGCGTTACCATAAAGGCGTTTCCCGGTACGCCACATTTTCTGCACCTGCTCAACGAAATTTTTGCCTGACGATGGCGGCGGCAGAAGTACCGAGATATCCCCCTGCAACAGCCTGGCGGCATCCGATACGGCAGAATCCACCACTTTCATCGCATCAGAAACATACCCAAGCATTGTGCTGGCATTACCGACGACGTCGTTCTGCACAAAATCTGCCACGCCATCGATACTGAAACCACTGAAACTGTCACTGATGCAGTCATCCAGTGCAGAACAGGATGACATCAGCGTCTGCGCCGTCGCCGCACCTGATGTGGGGTAAGAGAGTTCTCCCGCTTCGACAAACTTCAGGTCAAAGCGGACAATACGCCCTTCACTCTTCGATGTGCTGACCCGAACCTCCCCGTCAACACAGACTTTCAGCTCACCGTATGTCGGATGGACAAGCGTGCCGGGACCGGGTTTATTCAGCGCGTCAATCAGGCGATCGCGCTGGTCAAAGCAGTCATCTCCCACCACATAAGCCGTGATGGACGGGCGGAAAGTGATTTTCCCCAGGTCTTCGGCATAGGGTTTGTCGCGGTTCGGGTATTCGTGCGTTTCCACACGACGACCGGTTCCCGCACTTTCTTCTTCAACCTTAAACGGCACACCGCGAAATGACGCGTCCTGAAGTCTGTCTTTCCACGTCATATAAACTCCGTACATAAAAAATCCCACCGGAGTGGGACTCATTAACAGATTAATTTTTCATTACCTGCCAAAGCGCGTATAGCCAACATCATGGCTGACATCAAAACCGCTGGATCGCGTTTCCATAACCCGCATACCCGGAGGCGAATTCACAAAAGAGACCTTGATCTCACCATCAACTTTTGGCGCAGAAGCTTTGTTAATCATGAAGGGATTCGGGCCTGTGGCATCGGAGGCGTTGTTTGACTGAGCCGGATCTACCGCCGGATAAGGTGTGTATCCCCGCGCCGGTATTCCCGTCCCATAAGCATCATAAGCACCCGCGCCCCACTGCGCAGAGTTAATGGCATCGACCGTGTCACCGGAACTGTCGGTAAACCACTCAATAATTGGCTTCAGCTTGTCCCACATATTCTGAAACCACTTAACAACCGGTCCCCAGTTATTGATGACCATCCCCAGCGGCGACCAGGCAAAAACTTTCTTCAGAAGTTCCCAGCCAGCCTCAAAATAAGGACCAATGGTTTCCCAGAGTTTCTTAAAATAAGGTCCGACAACATCCCAGTTAGTGATAATTAATCCCGCAGCCAGGGCTATCGCCGTCGCAATCATGCCAATCGGCGTCATCGACATGATCCTGCTGACAATACTGATGGCACCGCCAACGCCCATCAATCCCAGTTTCAGAATCGCAAGACCGGCAGCAAGCCCGACGACGCCGCGAATAACCCGGGGATTTTCATCCGCAAACTTCGTGAATTTTCCCCCTAACTCCCCCAGCCATTGCGTGATATTTTTAGCGTCACCAGAAAATGCGCCGCCAATAGCTGCAAGACCGTTAGTTGCGGTCCCCGTCATTGCCTCCCACAGGTTGGACAGCGTACCAAGCTGTGCCTGAACACGTTTATTCAGGCTGGCCTGTTTATTCATCTTCTGCTGGATCTGATCGTAGCCATCCTTTCCTTTATCGATTAGTGCATTGACCACCTGAAGGGTTTCGGCATCATCACCAAATATTGCCTTAAGTACACCTGTTCGCTTAACGTCGGTCAGTTTTCGCAGCTTTGCCAGTTGCCTGAACATGTTATCAAGACCGCCAAAACTTCCTTTGCCGTCAGTAAAATCGAGCTGTACCCCGAGTTTCTGGCGGGCCATGACTTTATTGACGTCCCTGATTTTCTTAACGCTTAATCCGGACTGGATAACTTTTCGCAGGGCATTACCTGCCGACTCCCCGTTCATCCCCATCTGATCCATCATGACGCTGATGGGGGCAAGGCTCTGTGCAGCCTGAAGACCGTCCTTGTTCACCATCTTCAGAACAGAGCTGGTTTTAGTGAAGAAGGACAACATGTTGGTATCGTCAACGCCCAGATAAAACGCCTTCTGGATAGTGTCGAACAGCCCCATCATGTCTTCTGACGCCGTTCCGGTAGCATCCTGCATCTTTGCGGCAAACTCAGCAGCCGCTTCCGGTGTTTTTTTCAGTTGTACCGCAAGATAAGCAGTCGCTTTCCCCACACCGCCAAGAATGTTTTCTGCCGGGATCCCCTGACGCACCAGCATCTGCATCATGTTCTGGAAATCAGCCGTTGTACCGGGTAGCTGGTTACCCAGACCAATAGCCAGTTTATTGATGTCCTGAAAGCTCTTTCCGACCTCACCGTTCGCATCCATCATGGCAACTTTCAGCCCGGTGGCGGCGTTTTCCTGATCGGCATAAGATTTCAGGGAAAGCGTCAGACCCGCTGCCAGTCCGCCACCAAGCGCCAGCCCACCCTGTGACGCTTCTTCCGCCTGGCGTTTAAATCCCCGGATTTTCTTTTGCATTTTCGACAGCGCGGGAGAAAGCCTGTCGACACCGGTGATCAACGCCTTAAGCTCAAATTCAGCCATGTGTGCGTTTCTCCTGCTCTATCCTGTTTGCCTGACTGACCAGCAAGGGAATTTCACTGATCGGCATATTCAGCAATTCGAAGGGATTAATGCGCCAGTAGCTGGCGCAGTCAAAGAAGCGATCAGTGAGGTATTCAGCCGTCAGGCCTGGAGGAAAAAACCGGCCACAAGCCACGCCGCTGCATTCAGGTCTGCCGGAGACATCTGGTCGACAGAGTTTTGCGGCACTTTCGCCAGCCGCACAATGTATTTCGATACCACATGCGCCAGAAGTCTGACGGACTCATCCTGATTCATCTGGTAGGGATACCCCAGCTCGCGGACATCTTTCCCGGTGGGCTCATCAAACTCCAGTACGGAGAGTGTCTCGCCATGAGCGGTAATCGGTTTCTTTAACTCAAGCTCTTTCATTACTGGTAATCCCCTTCTTCACCGTGGAACTCAAGATCGACCGTGCCTTCTTCGGCATTATGGTTCGCTTCGCCGTGCAGCCAGGCAGACGACAGTACATAGACCTGACCGTTCGCCAGCTCGGCAGTGATGGTCATCTCATCAGACGAGGTGATTTTGCTCACCGGAAAATTCTTCGGCACCTTGAAGGTCCCTTTGACATAAGGCGCACGGTGAGTTTCCTTGCGGTCCACTGAACCGTCCAGGCCGATGATGTCATCATTGACCGTCCTGTTCATGGGCACCTCAATGCCGCCGGTCAGCGATAGCTGCTGACCGTCAATTTTGAAATAACAGGTTCCCCCGATACGGGCCATTATGCAGACTCCTCTGAATACTGAAGACGGAACTGATTAACCACGGCAAAGACACGCAGCTGGTTAACATAGTCAGGCGGGAACAGCGTGTTCAGGCGGTTCGGATCGCTGGCATCACGCTCCACAACCAGGTACTGCTTAAACAGTTCGTAGTTTTCCACGATCCCCGCACGCTCAAGCTGACGGTAGGTTGCCAGCAGTTCCCCTTTGATCACCGCCGGGGTGACAATCGCCTGACCGGGACCAAAGCGGGTACCGTCACTGGCAAGCTTGTGACGCCCGTACTTACTGGTAATGACGGATTTCAGTTTGCGCAGTACATACGCGCTGGTATGCAGCGTCTCACTGTCGAGGTAACTGTTATCCGCAACCCCGTAAGCGTTTTTCCTGTACGTGGTGACATCACGCTGAATGCGTAGTACCCCGTTTTCGACATACGCCGTTGCCACGCCATGAGACAGCAGGGTCTGTTGTTCGGTCATCGTGAACCGTTTCCCCTTCGGCGCAGGCAGCATACCCACCAGCTCACCGGTCTGCGTGGGACGTGCCGGATCGTTGCGGATAAACACCGCTGCGCGGGCGGTACGGCTTGCCGCCAGCTCGTCGGCAGGCGTCTGGGTCTCTTTTTCGTACCCCGCCAGGGTAATGTGCTGCTGGTTAAACTGGTCACCTGCGGTCACCAGTTCTGACAGCGTGCCGATCTTTGCCGTATACACATGACCATACAGCTGACGCGCATAGCTCCAGCGACCGCTGGTATCGTTCATCTCGGTCACCAGCGTGTTAACGGAGGCCGTGTCGTTGAACGGCAGGCCGATATAATCAAACGGCTCATCCGCCATTGCAGCCACCGCGCCGGTGAGAACAGGAGAGCCCGTTCCGGCGGTCCCCGTCGCCACGGCAATCTGTACGCCCGCAGGCAGCACTTCGCCCCCACCAAAGCCGTAGTAATTGAGGCTGACAGGAATTTCATTCCCGCAAAGCCCCTTATGACGCGCGGTCAGTGTGACCACGCCAGCCGAAGATGAGGCCGTAAACGGCAGGGCCGGAACGGCATTGATGGCATCCTGGATACTGCTGGCAATCGTCGTGACGTTATCGCCGTTAGTCACCGGTGCCTGCACGCGGGTACGTCCCACATAAACATTCACCGTGCCGGTTTCGGTTGCCGCCCCGGTCACCGTCAGCGTAACTGTTGCCACCGCGCCCGTGGATTCAGGAACGGCAATTACATACAGTTCACCAAACGGGTCGGTCTGGCGATAAGCCTCGACCATACGCGCCAGCTGACTTCCCGCACCACAAATCTGGCGTGCATAGTCTGCCGACGGCATCAGCACCAGACTGTTGGCAACAATCTCTGCACCGTTATTGGCATGACCAATCAGCAGCGATGCTCCGCTGTCCTGTGCAGTATTCGCCGCCTGGTTATCCATTTCCGCATAAAACAGCGGAACCAGCGTATTCGACGGAATGGTGTTAAAGCTTATCGTCATCGGTGTTCACCTTTTTATTCACGCGCCGGATATCACCCGCTGCTTCACGGCGCAGCCAGTAGTTATTCTCGTCAACATTTCGCCCTTCGGCGGGCAAAAGGTCACCGCGGGCAGGGTCAGGCACTGACCGCCCTTTAACAGGTTTCACAAACATGAAGATTCTCAGGAAGGAAGGGTTATTTCGGTGTGATGTTCGATATCGCCGTCAGGCCCGTTACCGGGATCGAGATAATCAACATCAATCGCCAGCGTTCGCAGTTCATCCAGACTGTTCAGGTCATCCTGCTGGCGGGTATCGTCTTCAGTCAGCTCGCTGATGTTCGAAAAATCGAACTGATAAATCAGCTCATGACGATTCAGATCCAGCAGCGTGCCGCCGTCATAGTTAATCGGATTACCGCACGCTTCCGGGTTCCAGCCCAGCAGGGCCTTAAAGAGCATCTGCCGGACATCGTCCACCACATCATACGAAGCAAACTGACCGCGCTCATCACGCCCGTTACTCAGTATGACAACCACGGAGAAGCCCTCTTTCAGCTCCTGCCAGTAGTCGGTCTGGCTTTTGTTTTCTCCCGGAGAATCATCCCCCGGTACCACATACGCCGCCGGGAGTCTCAGCTTTCCGACCTCCGGCAGATTTTTGAACTGTGCCGCGCCTGCAACCCGGTTTTCAAAATACGGACAGCGGGCACGCAGTGCAGCAATAACAGGCGTCAGTTTCATCTGTGTCGTCGCTCCGGCTTCAGTGATTTACGCAATTCCCGCGCCAGAAAATAGCGTGTCCAGCTGTGGTTCTTTTCAAGCGTTTCCACCATGAAGTTATTACGTGGAGCCAGTCGCCAGCCTCTGCCACCGGATGCACCACGATGATGGCTGCGACGACGCTTTGCCCCTCTCTTCACGCCATAGAACAAAAAAGCCGGATAAAAATCACCGGTGATGCGGCGGTTTCCCTCACCATTACGCTGGTTAGGGGCTATACGTGCCATAAAACCAGGGCGATGTTTACTGGCTCTGGGTACCATGTAACCAATCGAACGAGCCAGGCGTCCGGTCTGATAACCGGGGTTTTCACCCGGTGCCGACCGCGCACGGCGCATCACCAGCCGACGGGCATCACGCATATGACGCTGACCAATCGTGACAAACGCCCGCCGGACACGGGCGCGGTTAAAGCGCATCTCCGCGGGCTGCTGAAAATCAACGTGCAAAAAGGAAGTCGTCATTGTTGCCTCCGTGACTCTGCCTACATTCGCCCAGCTCCGTACACTCCAGCAGCAGAAAGCGCCGCGCCCCGTTCAGATCGCGCTGACGTTTCACCCGGTACACACTGTCACCGCAGACCACCTCATAATCAGCGGTGATCCCCCGGCGGTAACGAATGGTGATGTAATGGGTGATGGCGTCCCCGGTCTGCGCGGTTTCCTGCCAGGTGGTGGCACTGGTCTGGATAACCTTCGCCCATGTCCGGAACGTAACCGGGTATTGAGGCTCCACGCCAAAGTTATCCGCGGGCATATCCACCCGCAGGCGGATCAGGACGCGTTTATTCAGTTCACCGGGGTCCGGCAGAATGTAGGTTGCGCTGGTCTGCGCCTGACGAATTTTCATTGCGGAAAGTACCTGTACGGGCCGACAAGCCAGCCAAAACTCTGCGGCATGTCGAGTTTCTCCACTTCCGTAACCGACGAGCGGTTTTCGTAAAAATGGCTGATAAGCATCAGCATCCCCAGACGAATATCATCCGGCAGGTGCAGCCCGTCCGGATCGCTGTCCGGAATGGTTTCATCCGGTGCATAGAGCTTCCGGTTCAGATACGTTTCCGTCCGCTTTTGTGCCGCACATGCCAGCAGTTGCAGATGGCGGTCATCAGTATCGAAATCCTCATCCAGCCGGAGTTGGGCTTTAATCTCTTCCATTGTCAGAAGCATACTCAGCCCTCTTTACTGGTCGTGGCTTTTTTCTCTTTTGCCGCTTTACTGCTTTTTGCACTGATTCCGCGCTCTGCTAACCCGGCCTGAAGTGCAATCTCCTGCACCCGGGCAGGAAGCGCCCCGTCGTCATACTCACCGGCCCGAATGACCTCAACACGCATACCGTCCGGTGACCATTTCAGATCTTGTTTCAGGATCATGATTCTTCACCCGTCAGAACAGGGGCGCGGTTCCGCGCCCCTGAGTGATTACGCCGCTGCAATCTTCAGCAGTTTGATGGCCTGCGAATCGACCAGCATCCCGCCGGTGCGCTTGGTGGTATAAAAACCGACAAACGGTTTATTGGTGTACGGGTCACGCAGAATGCGGGTGCCGATACGGTCAACGATGGTGTAACCCCGTTTGAAGTTACCAAATGCAATGGCTTTCGCATCAGCGGCGATATCCGGCATCTGTTCGTTTTCAGCGATACCGTAACCCGCCAGAGAGGACGGCTGCCCCAGTTCCAGCCCCGGACGCCACAGATAGTTACCCTCGGTGTCTTTCAGCAGACGGATGGCAAACAGGCTGTTGTTGTTCATCATGAACTTCGCGCCAGTGCGGTGTGCCTTACGCAGCGTGTAAATCAGTTTGATAATGGCGTCTGCGGTCACCGCGGTCGCTTCGCCGGATACAATATGCTGAAGTTTGCCGAACGCCCGGACCTTGTCGGTTTCATCAGTGGATTCATACGCCAGGAACCCTTTCGGCTTCTTGGTACCATCGCCGGTGGTAAAGGCAATTTCTTCCTGTTCGGCAAATTCGGTTGCCAGCTCGCTGTTGATCCAGGCCTCCACGTTGAAAAAGGCATCATCCAGCATTTTCTGGGTGGCCTGCGGGTTACCGTAGATTTCCCCCATGAAAGGTTCAATCAGCCCCAGTCTGGAAGTGGCAGTCTGGGAGCGCGCGTCAGTCTCGCCAACCCATCCGGAAGCCGTGCCGCCCAGATTCACAAGTTTTTTGTAGTCGGAACCGCCAACGGTGATCACCGTGGCTTCCTGGCGCATCACCACTTCATCTTTCAGCAAGGTCAGAATGTTGCGATCCAGCGCTTCCGGCACGGCATAGCCACCGTCTTCATCGGTGCCCACCTGTAATGCCTTGCGCTCCAGATCGCGCAGACCATCTTCACGGCCTTTACGCAGGAAGCCCACAAACGCTTCTTTATGCTCGGTGGCCAGTTTATTCTGCGCACCACCTGCCGGACGTTTCAGCTCAAGCAGCTCTTTTTCAAGGTCGCTTTTGAGATTTTCCAGCTCGCTGAGTTTTCCGTTCAGGGTTTCCACCTGCCCGGCAAGTTTGCCTTTTTCCTGCTCAATCGCCTCCACGCGCTTGTCGTTCTTTGCTTTGAAGTCGTCAAACTTCTGCTGCAGCTCCTGCGCGACCTGTTCGACATCTTTAATATCTACCGCCATCGTATTTCTCCTGATTAGAAGTTCAGATTTTTCAGTGCATTCAGTGCAGAGCTCACATCCTCAGCGTCGCGCAGGGACAGTGCGCTATAGCCCCCGGCCATGAATGCTTTGGCCTGGGTACGGGAGAGTCCGACATCACGCAGGACTCTTTCGATTTTTTTCTGTTCGGGGATTTCCCCGCGGGCCAGCGCGTTCTTGACGTCGCTGATCCGTGCCTCGTCGTTAGACGGGAACGTCACCAGACTGACTTCCCAGAGGTCGATTTCTTTCAGCAGAAAGGCTTCTTTCGTCCGGTCGTATTCCCAGTCCTTCAGGACGTACCCAATAGAAAGGCCGGTTAACGAACCGGCCTTCATGTGTGCATGTGCGCGTTTTGCCAGGGGATCATCATCAATGAGCAACCGCCCCCTGACGTAAAGCCCGACATCGTCTTCCTTCATTTCGGTGTAAACACCGATGGGCTCATCCATGCGGTGCTGCCAGAGCAGCGCAGGTAACGCTTTTCTGTCACTCCACGCCCGCAGGGAAGCAGCAAATGCCCCGGACATCACCACATCATCGTGGCTGTCCTTTACACCAAAGACGGAGCCATACCCTTCAAACTCACCGGAGTCACTGACAGATTTCAGACTCAGCGGTACATCAAGACGTTGTTTCGTCTGCATTGGCGTTATCCTTCTGCTTACCGGCTTTACTGCCATCGGAGGGTTTCGTGGTCATGTTCATCGGTGTGAGATAGACATCCCCACCGGGACGCGGATTCATATCTTCCAGGTCGCGGCAGTCATTGGGAGAGTAAATTCCCCAGTTAATCCCGGTGGCGTAGGCTTCAAAACGGGACTTCATATCCCCGCGCAGTAACGCCCCGGCGTTAAATTTGGCGTAATAAACGCCCTGCTTACTTTTTCGTACCAGTCCGGTGTTGATCCGCTGTTCGATGCGGGTCAGATACGGCACCAGTGAATAGTTGATAAATCCGAGCCCCAGTTCTTCGATATTGTTGAAGGTGGCGCGATCGGTGTTCTGCACCATGTGCAACGGTACCCGGAACAGACGACAGATTTCTTCAAGCTGAAACTTGCGGGTTTCCAGGAACTGGCTGTCCTCGGCGTTCAGCGCCATCGACTTCCAGTCCAGCCCCATCTCAAGGATCATCGGGCGGTGAGCATTGCCAAGCCCGGTGTGACGCTCCTCAAAATCTTTCTTCAGGCGCTCATAAGCCTGATCTGACAGCGTCTGCTCTGTACGCAACACACCCGACGTCACCGCACCATTGCTGAACAGTCTGGCCCCGTGCTCTTCAGTCGCTGCCGCCAGCGATATTGCCTCGCGGGCATAGGCGACGGGATTCAGCCCCACCAGTCCGTCCAGCGTCAGCGTGCGCACATGCCAGATATCCTCCTGGCTCAGCACATCCGTGGAGCCGTCCGGGAATGTGACCTGATAGACCGGCTCCCAGCTACTGTTAAGCTTCGGTACCACACAACCGGGATCGACGGGCAGCAGTTCAGCCACTTCGCCAAATGCTTTCACTTTGTAGGCGTAAAAGTTTCCCCTCAGGCACAGACAGGTGACCACCAGCTCCCAGAACTCCTGCGGCGTCATATAGCCATTGGGATGCGTGGAGATCAGCTTATGCAGACGTTCGCCGGTGGCTCTCTGTTTCAGGCTGCCGTTCAGGTGATACAGATTGCAGGGCAACATCCCGACCGACTCTGCCAGCACCCTGACGCAGGAAAAAACCGCCGTCAGTCGCATGGCCCGCTGGCTGCTGATCTGCTTTCCGGTATAGGTGTCATATGATAGCCCGATAGCCTCCGCCAGCTCTGCTGGCGTGGTCACCGGTGCGTCACTTTTTCGTTGAAATAATCCCGAAAAGAACACTATTTACCTCCGCCGAAAGACGGCTGTGTACGGTCGAGATATCGCGCCACCAGCCACGACCAGAACAGACACAACGCCCCGGCAACAACAAACCCCGCCGGGGGATAAATCAGCCAGGCACCATACGCCAGCAAAAGCGCCCCCAGCACGCCCACCAGAGGCGCGAGAATCAGCATGATCATAATTACCTCAGTTAAAGCGAGCGGATCCCATAGGACTCAATGTGGTCAGACAGCGTGTCTTCTTTCTCGTACAGCATGGCTCTGCCAACCGCCATAATCAGCGCAACTGCACCATCGATTTTGTTTTCCGCCTGCTCTTTGACGGGCTTCACCACATCATCGTTACCCGGAATGGTTTTGCCGACCACGTTGCCGATACACCAGGTCATGATGGGATTGCCATCATGATGAAAGCGCCCCGATTCAATTGCCGCTTCCAGCTCTTTCATCGGGTCGGACATGTTGGTGTAGTTCTGAATGATAGTGATGGGGTTCAGGTCTTCATCAGCAAGGTCATGTGACAACCCGGTCGCCCCGAAGGGGTCGATGGGTGACTCACTGACCGGGCTGATTTTGTTCGCCGCTTTGGCCTCCTCGAGGATGTAGCGATAATCCACCTCCGCACCATCGGTAACGGTCAGAACGCCCATTTCCACCCATTTCTGAAAGCGTTCGGCTGTCCGGCGATCTTCATTTTTCTCGACGCTGTACACCGTGTCATACGGTACCCAGAAACGCGGGGCCACACTGTAGTAATGCGTTTTACCGTCAATCTCGCGGGTATAAAGTCGCGCCATGCTGTTCATATCCAGCTTACGCGCCAGGTCAAAGGCCAGAATGCACGGCTGCCCCTCGAACTGCTCAAGGGTCAGTGATTTATCCTCGCAGCTCTGCCAGCTCACCAGGTTGAAATACGCCGAACGCGCCGACACCCAGATATTGAGGTGTTTTGTTTTAAAGACGTTTGCCAGACGGGCGTTATTTTTCGCACGCTGCTGCTGACTTAACAAAAATTCGCGATAAACCGACACGCCAATATTTGGATTGGCTTTTTCCAGCACCTGCGGGTCGGTCCAGTCGTCACCTTCATCAACGGTATAGATGATCCCGAACAGTTCATCGTTAGGCACCGAGCCGTTGAGCATCTCGATGACTTCCCGCCGTTTGTCGTAGCACGGCCCCTCAATGTTGTACCCGGCGGTAGTGATAGCCCACATCAGTGGCTGACGTCGCGCCCCCATCCCGGTAAGCATCGTGGTGTAAAGCGCATCTGTGGCGTGCTCGTGATATTCATCCACCACCGCACAGTGGGGTGATGAACCATCACCGGGGTTACCGATCAGCGGTTCAAAACGCGCACCATCCTCCGGACGGTTCATGTTTGAGGCGTTAACCTCAATCCCGAACGCTTCCGTCAGCATGGGTGTGCGTTTACACATCAGTCTTGCCGGACGAAAGACTTCCCATGCCTGTTTCTCCGTCGTGGCACCGGAATACACTTCCGCGCCGAACTCGTTATCACAGGCAAAACAATACAGGGCGACACCGGCAGAGATTGCCGATTTGCCGTTCTTACGGGGGATTTCGGTATACACCTCACGGAAGCGGCGCAGCCGGGAGCCTTTATTGACCCAGCCAAACGCGCAGCAGATCACAAAGAGCTGCCACGGCTCCAGCGTGATGGGCATCCTCTTAAATGCCCACTCACCCTTAGTGTGCGGCAACAGCTGAATAAATTTCGCGGCCCGTTCAGCCAGGTCCTTGTCGAAGCGGTAACGAAACGACTTACTTTTTTCCGCCATCAGGTCATCAAGATGGCGCTGGCAGGCCTGAATCACAAACTGGCAGGCCACAATCTTTCCGCGCACGACATCACGGGCATACTGATTGGCAGCATTTACGTTGGGGTAAGATTTCCGGCTCATGATTCGATGATTTTCAGAAACGGGTTAGTGGCTTTCTTCTGCCCCGCCAGGCCAATCAGACGCTGGCGGCTGCTGGGGTCGAGTCCGAGCATTGCCCCCGTACTGCTCATCTCGGACTCCTGTTCTTTTTTGGCGGTCAGCTCCGGATTTTTGACCCTGCCGCCCATTGCACCGGTGATGGTGTTGCCCTGTCTGGCAATATTTTTCACGGCACGTCGCCAGAACTCGTAGGCCACGCACCACCGCTCAAGCACCGCGAGGTCAGTCACGCACAGCAGGCCCTGACCGCAGAGTTCTTTAGTTGTCAGTTGCCACATGATCGTAGCGAGAGGGAGATCTTCTTCAGCGAACCACTCCGGTGGCTCAACACCTTTGATGGGCGTAAAAACAGGTTCATCTTTATTCAGGGCTCGCTTGCCGGGGTTTCCGGCCAGCGCCTTGCGCGCCGTTGGCTTGGGGCGACGCCCGGAACGCCCCGCCGTTCCAGCCATATGCGGCACTCCTGGTTAAATTTCATTTTTCGCGGGTATAAAAAAACGATGGGGCGGGCAGTCCGGAAGACGTCAGGTCACAGGGATTTGACCCGCCCCTCCCCTCTGGCAGTGGGAACTGGTTCTTACTTCAACCGTTCACGGGCCGTCTTCGCCTTATGACACGGCCAGCACAGACTCTGCAAATTACTGTCGGCATCAGTGCCGCCATGTGCTTTAGGGATGATGTGGTCAACGGTTTTCGCCTCGCGCACCACACCGGCACGCAAACACAACTGACACAGGCCTTTGTCACGCTTGAGTACACGTTCACGGATAACATCCCATTTCGAACCATAACCGCGCTGGTGTCGGGACTGGCCTGGCTTGTATTGCTTCCAGCCTTCGCTTTTGTGGCTTTCGCAGTAGCCTGACGGGTCTGTGGTGGTATTACGGCAACCTCGAGCACGGCAGGCTTTCGGGATTCGTGGCGGCATATGTACTAATCTCCGATTTATCCAAATTTAACTGCCATAATGCCGACATTCTCTGCCATTGTTGGCTCCGTTTATCCGTTAAAAGGGATATCAGTTAAGTTATCCCGTGTAGGGTATAAACCATTATCAAAGCCACTCTGTAGGGAGTGGCTTTTGTAATGACAATAAAAAGCCCCGCGAATACGAGGCTTTTAGCATGTGGAAAAGGAAGTTTATTGTAACTTTTCAAGATAAGGAGCTATGTTGCTAACTTTTTTGTAGTTCAGATCATCCGGTAGTTGAACAGCAGGATTATATACAACCCATATAGATTCAGACTTGCCATCTGAACCATCTGTGTTTTTACATGAGCGTAACTTGTAATGAATGATTCTATCTACGTCAGCGTACTCGGAGGTTGCATAAACTTCATATTTATTATCTCCATGGAAAAGGATAGTTTTAACTAATTTTGTAGATGACATGTCTGCTCCTTTGTAATTGATGGGTATGACATATGACCACCAATAACAATGCCATATTTCTGGTGATTATTGCAGCAGCGAAATTACAAACCAAACCCAAAGATGGGCTTTGTAATGACTACAGTAACGAACTGCACAATGCGCCTGTATTTCGAGGATGACGTCCAAATACGTTAATCTTCTCGCGAACGCTCTCACTACACATTCGCTCTACAATTCGCCAAACAACCTTTTCAGGTAAAAATTTCGGCGCTAGTGCTGAAATAGCACGCCACAGACCCCGACTAAGCGAGCATGCTGTGCTACCGAAACTAAAGATGGCGAACGAAATAGACGTGATAAACGCCCAGCACCCAGAGAGAAAAGCTGAGATGCGGTGATAAAGCTTAGTCATGTATTGCTCCTGTTTTTTTGGTTTTCATCGCCCGATCATTTCAGGCATTGCGTCCTGATGTATTCCTGCAGGTAGTTAACCTGCGCGGTTATCCTGTCGATTCCACTTCTGAGACGGTAATAATTGAGTTCAGCATCTGCTGTAAGTCTTGGGCTTTCTCCATCGCCCATGCTGCTGGCTCCGGTCGTTGACTTTGCACAGGTGGCGGCGACTTGCAGGCGCTTACGACCAGCAGAAACATCAGCACGGAGACTTTCGATAGTCGCGTTAGCATCAGCAAGCTCCTTTGTGTATCTGGCGTCGAGTTCTGCTACATCACGTTGACGCTTCTGCATATCAGCGATGATGGATGCGGCTTTATCGCGCTGCTCTTTGTAGGTCATGGCGTTATCACGGTAATGATTAACAGCCCATGACAGGCAGACGATGATGCAGATAACCAGAGTGGAGATAATCGCGGTGACTCTGCTCATACCTCAATCTCTCTGACCGTTCCGCCCGCTTCTTTGAATTTTGCAATCAGGCTGTCAGCCTTATGCTCGAACTGACCATAACCAGCGCCCGGCAGTGAAGCCCAGATATTGCTGCAACGGTCGATTGCCTGACGAATATCGCCGCGGTCAATCATCGGTAAAGCGCCACGCTCTTTAATCTGCTGTAATGCCACTGAGTCCTGGCTTCTGGGAGAGAAGTCTTTCAGCCCAAGTTGCTTGCGGTAAGCATCCCACCAACGTGAAAGAAGTTGATAACGGCCTGCAGCTGTTGATTTGAGTTTCGGGTTTAGCGTGACAAGTTTGCGAGGGTGATCGGAGTAATCAGTGAAGAGTTCGCCACCGACAATAACGTCATAACCGTGGTTACGTGTCGGTTGTCGCCCGTTATCCGTTCCTTCTGACCATGCCACCATATCCAGGAAAGCTTTACGCTGGGAATTTAGTACCTGCATAAATTACTCCTTAGAGCCACCAAACTTGTTACCGATTACTCTCATTGCAGCCCCACGAATAGCATCGACACCGATCAACCCAACGCCACCACCAATGGCAACAGAAAGCGATTTAGGCCATCCGACATACTCAAGAGCGGATGCAAAAGTCAGCGTCAGAGCGCCGCAGAGCAAAATCTCGAGCGTTTTTCGCTTCCAGCCACCACCACCGCCAAAATAGGCAATGCGCAAGCCAGCCATAACGATCGACATAATTACTGCGCCCAGCGGTGTGTCTCCACGCCACCAGCTCTGTAACAATTCAAGTAAGTCAGACCAGGAATGAGGATCGTTATGCATTTTCATAATTCCCACCTCCGGTTATCGGAAGTGCAACGAGTGAAGGGAAAGAAGCTGGTTATAGCGCTGAGTCGCAAAAGTTGCGTAGTGCACAAAAAAGGCCGCCCACAGGCAGCCTCTTTTTATAATTCATTGAGTTAACAACATTTAAATGCTGGTGGTATAGAAGGTTTTTCACCAGAACGACAAGCCGGACACCATGACTGAACGATATGCCTTCCGTCTCCCATATCCCTATAACCAAAGTCTATTGTTTTATAAAAAACGTGCACTCCGGCATCAGCAGAACATTTTGGGCAAGATTTATATTCAACGCCATCTTGTTCAACTTCTCGTGAATAACTTAATGACTGCTCACAAACAGAACAACGCTCCACCATATATGCTCTCCTGTTTTTGATAGAGATTTATGGGTAGCAATTCCATTCAAAAGAAACATTGAAGGGTGTCACTTTTTCAAAATGAGCGTAGCTGGCTGCCAGTTTTTTGTACAACACACTTTAAGGAAGGAGAGCCTTAAAAACACAATTGACATCAATAAAAAACTGCTCGGTGGCGGTTTCTTGAAGATTATCAACGGTAGACACACAAAGCCCATCGTTAGGAGAATCCTAACCAGATTTTTTGAAAAATGCAAGAATCATGTCGCTATCTTCGGCGAAAATTATTTATCTCGTCACTTTTCTTAATTGCGCCTCAGCATATGCTTCTTCCTGCCAGCACTTTGTCACCAGTTTATCAATGACATCTGCATATCCTTTGTACCACTGATAATCCGTCAGGTCTGGTACCAGCTTCTGGACATGATGCCGCGCCAGTGTGGTTGGTAAACGGCTAAACCGGTTTCCATTGCAACGCCCACAAATCTTATAAACAGGCGTGCCATGAAGCCGGGTCCTTTTTTCATCCAGGACAATACCTTTACCCTTACACCCTCTGCACGCTGTGCTGACTTCTCCCTTACCATGACAATGCTGACATAGTTCCTTCACCCACTCCTCCTTGATAACAGATTCCCCGCTTCTGGAGTGTTTCACCACTTCGCGCAATACATTATGAAATCCAGTACCAGCACAATGCTCACAACGAGCCTTACTTGCCGCAGACCTGGAATAATCAGCAAAGGCAAAATTCACAAGGTAAGAAATGATCTGTAGCCGGGTTTCTTCACTCAATTTGTTCAATGTCAGGTTATCCAGTGCCATCGCGTAATTGAGCAGACCTTCAATCGCAAACTGAGGATCCTGAACACCAACTTTTGCCAGGAATAAGGCAAACCCAAGCGGTGCTTTCGACTGCACCATCCCCTGCGCAGCCATCACATCCGTAATCGTTAAACCACCCGAGCCTGTCGCCGGTGCGTCATCGCTCAGTTTTGGAGATTTTGGGGAGTAATATTTTGGTAAGGCTTCAAGGTTCATGCTCGTTCTCCACTTACGCCAGTACGCCTATTGCCAGCGCACGATCGATAAAACGAAATATCAGCTCCAGCTGGGAGCCATACTTCTCTTCAAATGCCACGGTATCCGCATGCAGCTCGTCGTGATGCTTTCTGCACAAAGGCAACACAAAGAGATCATGCGCTTTTGTACCCATTCCACCCTGACCGTGGCCTATCAGGTGGTGGGGATCATCAGCAGGCTTTCCACAACATGCACACGGCTGCGTCTTAACCCAGCGCGTGTACTTTTCATTAACCCAGCGGCGACGTTTTGGGCGTAACATAAAAGACTCCGGCGACTCCGGATCCACTTTCAGCGCCAGCACCTTTTTCGCCTTATCCTGGATGATGCTGGTGGCAGGAACCGAAGGCACAAGGTCACTTTCCCGGGTGACAGACGGCACAACAGGCTTCGGTAATCTCAGTGCCTTACGGGCTGCACTTTCCGGTAAGGCATCCGCCAGGTCATTACGAATCAGCCACCAGCACAGTTCCGGCATTGTCACAACGTGACTATCATCAAAACCGAGATCCCGACGCACGACAGACAACACCCAGCGGGCACAGTTATCCGTTGCCATTGACTCCAGCCGTTCCGTGAACTGATCACGCAGCTGGTTATCGCAGTGCCAGCACAGACGGATTGCGCCCGGCGCGTGTCGCATTGTTGTCATGTTCTCGCTGTGCCAGTCGGAATGAGGCCACTGGCAGCCTTTTTCACGAAGTAACCAGCTTTCAAGACATTCCACGCCACCAGCACGACGGATCACTGCCTCATTGCGGAACACGGCCCGAACAGCAGGATCATCCGCCAGCGGTTGTGATGCCGCCGGAACGGCACCACTGGCAAAAGATGAATAACGTTCTGGCTCAGGCTCCAGCAGGACACGCCCCTGCATAAACAGGGGCATCAGCTCTGAACCTGGCCTGAACAATACGATCCCCATACGCGGGGCAATTTCAGGGGTCAGTAGTGCTCTCACGGTCACCTCAATGAACGGTATCGAGCAGCTTTAACAGCTCAGGGAATCGGGATTCGAAGAAATGCGGCTGCGTCTCACGCGGATTTGCCGGACTGGTGATGTTCTTGCCGAACATGCAGCCTTTCGCCGTCAGCGACCAGAATTTTTTGATGTTATTAATCGCGGTACGGCTGTATCGTTCGCGCTGTTCGACGATCCCCAGTTTCACCATCTGGTGATATGCCTGATTAGCCGTCAGGCGTATACCATACTGTTTCAGCAGTGCGCTCAGTGACAGTGTCGGGCGACTTGAGCCATCGAGTGCATCAGCAGGAGCATCAATGGCATAGCGCGGTGCCAGATTCGGTAAGCCAACAGCCTCCTGGAGTTTCTGACAGGCACCAAGCACTGAAGAGTTAGACAGGTTTAACTCCCGGCGCATAAAGTCCAGCAGAATCACTCCAGCCTGCATCTTGTCAGCAGCCTGTCCGGATAATTTTTCCGGTGCGCTGGTTACCATATCGAAAGTACGGATCACCTTCAGATGGAATGACGGGCTGATCCACATTGCATAGGCATACACCAGTTCCTTGCAGACATACGTTCCCCGTTCATTTCCCCCATGAATCACACTCACCGGGTCAACACCCAAATTCTGGGTGTTGGTCAATTCATGAACAAGCTCAACAGTTTGTTGGCTGGAAAGAAACTTTCCCGGCTCCTTGGTTCTGGCATTTGCACCAGATGCTACTGCTGCGCGATGCAGATCGTTCAGGCTGTAACGCCCATAAGCATCACGACGAACTTCAATACCATCAATGACCATCAGATTATTCATACTTCGTTTCTCCTCTTGATCAGGCGGCTGCACCCGCCGTTTTATCGTACTTACTGATAGTGATCTCGACCTTCCCTTTCGGGATAACCGGTCCCCACTCCACCAGCATTCTTTTCACCTGACTGTCGTCTTCCCACACACCCGCATGGGTCAGGGCGTCAAACAGCGCCTTGTTATAGTTGTCCAGATCGCGGATCCGGTTATCCGGAGGAAACAACACGATCTCCACTGAAGCAGGTGCCGACGTTGGTTTCGGCAGACGACGTAACTGCTCAACTATTGCTGCGCACGCCGCGCTCTGGAATTTTCGCCCCGCCGAGCTTATCAGGCTCTTACCAGCAAACGCCCCTTTGTTGGGGTGTCGCCAGTACGTGTTCACGCTGGGCGGAAAAGGCAGGATCAGCTTCATACTTTCAGGTCCCTCTCATGTAACCAGTGGGTTGCACGCAGCCTTGCGTTTTCCTCACCGGCAAGCAGTGCGCGGATAATCCCGACCGCCTCGCTGTCGTTGTCCTTCACCGCGGTATGTAGCGTTATCCCCCGGGCCACGCCACGCTTTATCGTGATGACGCCTTTTTTCTCCAGTGCGCGAAGATGCTCCACCGCTGCATTCACTGAACGGTATCCCAGCATGGTTGCCACCTCCTGATTGGTTGGCGGGAAGCCACGTTCTTTCTGATAAGAAATCAGCATATCCAGCACCTGCTGCTGGCATTGAGTTAACGTCGTCATGCCGCCATCTCCCTGACCAGTTTTTCCGCCTGCTGGCGAACCTGCGCCAGAAACGCCTCACCACATGCCTCAAGTTCATCGCGCCCGATGTAGCTGATTGCCGGTCCCTTCCAGGTCTTATCGAAAACAGCAATAGCACCAGCGAAGAAAGCGCCTGTCGGCACCTGCTTCTCATCCTTCGGGATAAACCAGGCAGGCAGTTCAAAACCAATACGCCCGCGAATAAAAGCAATATGGTCCGCATCTTCCGGCCACCACACTTCGCTGGTGGCAGCTTTGATCAGGAAAACATAGCGCCCGCCCTTATCACGCATGGCACTGGCATGTTTCATGATGTAACGCATGCCGGTGATGTATTGCCCCTCATGCTGACTGGCGCGGCTGTACGGGGGATTACCAAAGGCAGCACCTTTAAGCTCCGCAAGACGTTCTGACCAGTCATGCGCCAGCGCGTTATCTTCCGCCGTGTAATACGCGGCACATTTGGCGTTATCACCGTCAGTAAACAGATCCAGAACAAACGGGCCAAACAGGGTGTTAATTCCCCAGAAAATGTTGTCCGGCGTGCGCCACTGATCGCCCACTTCCTTCAGTTCATGGGCTGGTTTGTTCCGCAGTTCCACCAGCGCCTGGCAATATTTATTACTCATTAAGCCCCCACGTAATTCCCTGACAGATACCACTCTTCACCCGATGCAGCGCGCTTGCTGCTTTTCCGTAAGCACCGCTCACGACGCGCCAGAAAATTGTTTCGTTCTGGCTGGGAGTGGCTTTCACGGAATGCCGCCATCCACACGGTTGCAGCACGACGGTATAAGCCCCTGGACTCCAGTTCTTCAGCCTGGCGGGTCAGGCACAAAATCACCCGTGGATCGTTAGTGCCGACATAGAAATTGCGCACAGGTCTGGTTTCTCGAACTGGTTGTGGTTCCGGTTCCTGCGCTCTCTCAGTCAGGCGCGGGAAATGTCTGTGTGTATCTCCTTCACAACGGTGAGCCACACGCCCACTCTGACGTAACTTGCTTGCTGACTGCAGAACGCGCTGCCGTGAGTAACCTGCAAAAGCATCCGCAATGTCTCCGGAAGTACAGCCCGGATGGGCTTCAATGAATTTCTGAACGTCATTCAAAAGACTCATGCTCACCCCCTGAATCCTGCCGGGATCTGGCTGTAGTCCACATTGTCGTAACTGGCTTTGAAGTACGGGTCTTCGCGTTTTTCTGTGTACGTGCTGACGGACGGCGATAAGCGCAGGGAAAGCTCATCCCATTTTTCCCGCAGCTTCGACGGGCTGAGCACGTTACGGCACCAGAACGGATCGCGGCTGACGCGGCTGTACATCTCGCAGATTTGTTTGTGAGTACGACCATCCTGCACACACATCAGGCGAATTTCGTTTGCCCAGGCTGTCCAGTTCGGTTCTTTGGGACGAACCACCTCGCCGTCACATTCGGCAGCCTGCTCGTACAGGGCGATGATTTTTTTCCAGAGCCACTGTGCGCAGGTCAAATCATCCTGCGTCCCCCACTGGCGCTTTTTAGGGCTGAATACAACCGCATCAGGATGGCGAGTTAAAAAATCCTGTTCATCCGTCTGCGTGTCCGGTTGCGAAGCGTCCGGACGAGAAGGTTTTTTATCTGACGGATCATGTTTTGATTTTACTGACGGATCCCCGCCAGATTCTGACGGGTGAAAACCCGCTTTTTTGCCAGATTTCGACGCATCAAATTTTGACGGGTCAGATTTTGATGCGTCAGATTTTGACGGGTCAGAATCTGACAGTTGAGAAAATGCCGCTGCCTGAAGCTTCGCAACGTTAAGCTGATAAACATTCGACGCATTGCGGTTACCCTGGCGACGCGCCTTACGCGTTAACCAGCCTTCTGCTTCCAGCCGTGCGATAGCCGTTCTGACGGTACTCATCCCCGCGCCAATCTGACGGGCAATGGTTTCAATTGATGGCCAGCACACACCTTCGTCATTACTGAAATCAGCCAGGCGGGCCATAATTGCCACGCTGGATAACTTCATGCCTGATGCAGCGCAACCATCCCATACATAGCCGGTTAATTTAGTGCTCATGACCGACCTCTATTTCCCTGAATTTACGACGAAACTGTTCGAGCGGGCTGAAGCACTCATGCTCATAGCCTTCGCGGAGGTAGATAACCCGTTGTGTTTCCGGTTCCCAACGAATGACTCTGACGGGCACTCCGTAGTGATCTTTGAACCAGCGGTTAACTTGTCGCAAAGGACTGTCTCCTTCTGCCGGTTGAAATCACCCACAGCCCACTCTGCAAAGCTGTGGGTTACAATTTCCCTGTCACCTGGTACATTTACTGCATAGCAATACTCCACCTTCGCTTTTCCACCCGGTACAGGAAGCGCAATCAGTTGCGAGCGACGGTAGTGTGTTGTTAAACTGTTCATGCGTTAGTTTCTCCACATACACAAAACGCCACGACGCCCGGAGCTGCACACTCGCGGGCGTCACTCTTTTCTGGAGCGCAAAAGATTTTGTAGACCAGTGCTGCATGCTCCTGGAGCTTCGAAATTGACAGATACAACTCATCATTAATTGCTGTCTGCTCGTGTGGCTCCACTACCCCATCTTCGATTGCCGAACGAATCTGCTTTGAGTAACTCCCGATCTGTTCGATGACTTCCAGCAGGCGCTGGTTTATATCGGCGTTCTCTACTTCCTCAATTTCAGGAAGCGATACAAACACCCCATCAGCAGACTGTGCGACAGCATCCGCAATGTAGTGAGTGCCAGCCGCGCGCTGTAAAATCATTGCCCATCCCAGCGGGAAAATCTGATCGCCATCTGCACGAAGGCGGTTGAATAAAGCGTTCTCTGTTACATCCAGCCACTCAGCAGCTTCAGCGTAACCCCCCGGCAACGCCGCGATAGTTTTTCTGACAGCTTTCACGTACCACTCAGGCTGTTTTTCTACTTTCCAGTGATGCTTACCCACGGTTAGCCTCATCGTTCTGTGGTTAAAAATTGAAGGTGTTCTGTTAATCTTTCGGATAGATATCCGGTCTTAAGTCAGATTTCGTAATTGCACCTGACGTGCATTGCTCAAGTTTTTTAGCCAGCACAAAACTGGCTTTTTTATAACCATTGAAAACCAGCCGTAAGTAGCCTGGTGTTGAGCCAACTTTTCCGGCCAACTCGCCCTGCTGTTCTTTGGTTAAAGAGTCCCAATACGCTTTCATACAATATGTACCTCCGATATACATATTACATGATTGAGATGAACCTTCAAGATACTTGTACCCTATCGGTACAAAGGTTTTAATTTCGTTATGAAAACAGTCCATGACATCCGGCGGTCTAACGCCAGAAAACTGAGAGATGGTGTTGGCGGGAATTCTTCCTTTGCCACCATGATTGATCGCGAGCCAACCCAGACCAGCAGGTTTATGGGAGATGGTGCTACTAAAAATATCGGTGACAGCATGGCACGGCACATCGAAAAATGTTTCGACCTGCCTGTCGGATGGCTTGATCAAGAACACCAGACAACAAACATCACAAAAAAACCTGATGTTTCAATTACTAACAAACAAATAACGTTAGTCCCTGTCATATCATGGGTACAGGCCGGAGCATGGAAAGAAGTTGGCTATTCTGAGGTTGATTTGAGCACAGCAGAAACTTATCCCTGCCCTGTACCCTGTGGCGAAATGACTTATATCTTGCGGGTGATTGGTGATTCAATGATTGATGAGTACCGCCCGGGAGACATGATTTTTGTAGATCCTGAAGTCCCTGCCTGCCACGGTGACGACGTTATTGCATTGATGCACGATACAGGCGAAACCACCTTTAAGCGGTTGATAGAAGATGGAACACAGCGTTACCTCAAAGCATTAAACCCAAACTGGCCTGAACCTTACATTAAGATCAACGGTAATTGCTCTATAATTGGTACAGTAATTTTCTCAGGAAAACCAAGAAGATACAAAATAAAGGCCTAATCAATATTTATAACCTGCTTCGGCAGGTTTTTTTATACTTGACAATGTACCCTTGAGATACATAATGTATCTAAAAGAAACATGTCACAGGCAAGATTAAACAAAATTTGGTTGTAACACGGCGTATGGCACATGCGTCGTTAGCGGTCTGGGGACGTTAAAGGGGACAATCCACTCCTTGCTCGGGCAAACAAACCAGGTAGCCGGAATGTGCAAGTCAATGATGATGCTGATAAGACGCCTAACCAGCGTGGCGATTCGGTTTGACGCCTGGGAAGAGACCAGGGTGCAACGATGAGGGCATTTATGGAACCGCGACAAAGTGTGGTGCCGTAACTGGCTAAGTGCTCTCAGCGTTGTGGTGAATGCGCAGGCTGATGCGCGAAAGACATTGCAGCTATTGCGGAAAAGAGCTGTTCGGCGGGGCAATTAAACGCCCGTGAGAGTCTGAAATAACCGCAAGCCGGAGATCAGCACCGGTCACCACAACAGCCACTGCTTTGGCGGTACCAGTTTGTACACTTGCTTCCGGCTGGTACCGCTCTTTTTACAAAACAGAGAAGAGCATCACCGGACGACGGGCTCATAACCCAATCCATCCGGGCGGCTGCCACCGCAGGTGTTCTTCTCTGTTTTGTGGAGAAACCAACCGACCTTGCAGGGTCGATATGATGAGGAGCAGCAAAATGGCTAGCGAACGCAGTACTGATGTGCAGGCATTTATCGGGGAGCTGGACGGCGGCGTATTTGAAACCAAAATCGGCGCAGTTCTCAGTGAGGTCGCTTCCGGTGTGATGAACACGAAAACCAAAGGGAAGGTCTCACTCAATCTGGAAATCGAACCATTTGATGAGAACCGTGTGAAAATCAAACACAAACTCTCATATGTTCGCCCGACTAACCGCGGGAAAATTTCCGAAGAAGACACCACCGAAACGCCGATGTATGTCAATCGCGGTGGTCGACTGACTATTCTGCAGGAAGACCAGGGACAATTACTGACTCTTGCCGGTGAGCCTGACGGAAAACTCCGCGCAGCAGGTCATTAATATCGTTCTTAATTAACTGATTATTTATCTCATCACTGAATATCTTAATATAGTGAGGACTTATTATGTCTCAGAACTTAGACGCAACCGCAATTAATCAAATCCATGCCCTTATTTCTGCTCAGGGTGTTAATGAAATTATCAGTAAGATTGGTGCCGATGCTGTGGCATTGCCTGAGAATTTCCGCATTCATGATCTGGAAAAATTTAATTTAAATCGCTTCCGTTTCCGTGGTGCGCTTTCCACTGCCAGTATCGATGACTTTACCCGTTATTCTAAAGATCTTGCAGATGAAGGCACCCGCTGCTTTATCGATGCCGATAATATGCGTGCCGTCAGTGTGCTTAACCTGGGTACTATTGATGAACCAGGTCACGCAGATAACACCGCCACTCTCAAACTGAAAAAGACAGCACCGTTCTCTGCTCTGTTGTCTGTTAACGGCGAGCGTAACTCCCAGAAGTCACTGGCAGAATGGATTGAAGACTGGGCCGACTACCTTGTGGGCTTTGATGCTAATGGTGACGCCATTCAGGCAACCAAAGCGGCTGCGGCGATCCGTAAAATCACAATTGAAGCGAACCAGACCGCTGATTTTGAAGACAATGACTTCAGCGGCAAACGCTCCCTGATGGAGTCTGTCGAAGCGAAAACCAAAGACATTATGCCAGTGGCATTTGAATTTAAATGCGTTCCGTTTGAAGGCCTGAAAGAACGTCCGTTTAAATTACGCCTCAGCATTATCACTGGCGATCGTCCTGTACTGGTTCTGCGCATTATTCAGTTGGAAGCATTGCAGGAAGAAATGGCTAACGAATTTCGTGATCTGCTTGTTGAGAAATTCAAAGACAGCAAAGTAGAAACCTTTATTGGTACTTTCACCGCCTGATTTCATTACTGCAAATGCCCCTGCGGGGGCATTTATGGAAACGTAATTAACTCAATAATCGCCGGATGGTGAGAGCTTCCTTTTAGCAGAATTCAGCGCGGTGCAGCGCATATAAAGTGGAGAACGAAATGTCATTTATTAAAACTTTTTCCGGGAAGCATTTTTATTATGACAGGATAAATAAAGACGACATCGTGATTAACGATATCGCAGTTTCCCTTTCAAATATCTGTCGCTTTGCAGGACATCTTTCACACTTCTACAGTGTCGCCCAGCATGCGGTGCTTTGCAGCCAGCTGGTGCCGCAGGAATTTGCTTTTGAAGCGTTAATGCATGATGCAACAGAAGCATATTGCCAGGACATCCCCGCGCCACTGAAACGACTTCTTCCTGACTATAAACGGATGGAAGAAAAAATAGACGCCGTAATCCGTGAGAAATACGGGTTACCTCCTGTTATGAGCACGCCAGTGAAATATGCCGATCTCATTATGCTGGCAACCGAACGCCGCGATCTCGGGCTTGATGATGGCTCTTTCTGGCCTGTACTGGAAGGCATCCCGGCAACAGAGATGCTCAAAGTTATTCCACTGTCACCAGGCCATGCCTACGGGATGTTTATGGAACGTTTTAACGAGTTATCGGAGTTACGCAAATGCGCATGAATGTTTTCGAAATGGAAGGGTTTCTTCGCGGGAAATGTGTACCGCGAGATCTGAAAGTGAACGAAACAAATGCTGAGTACCTGGTACGTAAGTTCGACGCGCTTGAAGCTAAATGCGAGACGCTGGCGGCGGAGAATGCGGGGCTGAAACACGCAATGGCCGTAACTCTTGAGCATGTGTCGGTCACGGATGCAGGGCAGGCTGGTGTTGCTGCAATGATTATCAACGATGCCCTACACCACAGCGAAACTCCAGCTACCGATGCTTTTCTGGCTGAAATTCGTGCGGAAGCACGCAACGAGGGGATTAACTATACCGCAAGTCGTCTTGCTGCTGCTTTCAACCACGGATTTATCAATAAGTCTTTACGTGAAGTTTTCGACGTTACGCGCATGATTCTGTCAGCGAAAGAAGAGTTGGCTAATGAACCGCACCCGATTGATGGCCTGTCCGGTGAATATGCGGAGAAATCCCTTGAAGAATGGGCGGAACAGATTCGCAAAGGAGCTGACAAGTGAAGAAGATGATTTTTGTGGCGGCATTGCTGACCATTACCCAACAGGTGCAGGCTTCAGCAGTTATTGTGGCATCTACCGCCGCGACCACGGCTGCTGTAGCTGCTGCGAACTCTGCGAATATCGCAAACCAACAGTCACAGCGTGCTGCCAATGCATCAGCCAGTGTTCACCCAATCGCCATTAAGACCGGCAAGAAAAATATAGGTTTCATAACATGCGGCAAACGTTCTGGCGAGGCTGTAGGTTCACTTGGATGTACGGTATATGAGGGTAGTGAGAGTAGAGAAATTCCATGGAAAACGTGGCCCGGATATGTTCTCGGCTCGAAGCTCCCTGCCAGCTATGAAGTAAACGCCGTATCGTTTGATCACTATAACGGCGTGGCAACGGTCTATTTTGCATATTGAGGCTCCGCATGAAATTCTCCAAATTTTCTGAGTTGGTGAATCGTATTTTGTCCAACAACCACAGCCATCGTCGCGATATGGATGTAACGATCGTTGTTCATTCGCCTGGCAGCATTGGTTCAACACCCTCAGTTGAGGTTCAGTCAATTCACGCTGGTTTTGATTGGGATTCCGGGAAAGTGCTGATTTTCCCAGCACAGCCACTGACCACGCTAACACCAGAACAGATTACTGATATTACTGATAGTGTGCGCAAAGGTCAGTCCTAGCACGCATATCAGGAATACAAGAAGCATAAAGAGCAGTTGGAAAAATTATCGATTGAACTTGATGCTGCAAAACAGCGCATTGCAGAGTTAGAAAGTGGTTCTCAGGCACAAAAGTTAGTTGAAGCAATCATTGTTGCGATAGAAAACGAACAGGAAAGGCTTTTTGATGAAGATTACCTAATGGATTCGAAAGAATGCATTGACGTAATTCGTGAAGAAGTAAAGCGATGGAATGATTCCCGCGCCGCTGGCATTCGCATCAAAGGAGAGTGATATGGCAACTTTGACAAAAAAAGAACAAGCATGGTTGAACGAATTACAGGACGTTCTTGATCGCTGTCCATCACCGAAAAAAATTGGTTTTTACACCATTGGCGATAAAAGCATTTACCTGTATGACCTGCGCCGCATGGATGAAATCATGGAGGCTCTTGATAATCGTTCGTCGATGGATTGGTGTGTTGCTGTTCATGATATGAATGCAGGGTTTGATGAAAAGATTTTGTTCCCCTCATCAGTTGAAAGCACTGCGGGTTAAGGAGTAACACATGACCACTATTACCAAAGAACGTATTGAATTGTTCATTAAAAATCCGCTTGAAAACGGGCTTACCCGTGGTGAACAAATGGAACTGGCACGGATTGCGCTGGCATCGCTGGAAGCAGAGCCTATAAGCCAAACTTACAACTTGCCAGAATTAATCGAAGGCATGGAAGTTTCCATTGATGTAAGCACTTGTGATGCTGATTTAGGTAATCGCTATTTCGGCACCGTCACCGAGGCGTTAGAACTTGATACAGCCAAGAATGGTTACATCCTCCTGGTTCAGGACGCAGAGCCAAACTTCGATGTAAATGGCAACTCTCCGGGAACTCCGGATAGTTGGATAATCTGTAGTGATCGAATGCCTGAAAAGGGCCAGAACGTGCTTATTTCGGTGAATTTCGATAGCTCTCTGGTTGAACCGCTAATATGCTCCGCACGCTATACCGGAAGCACCTTTCGGCGCGGAGATGCAACGATTAAGCCGGGTAATGGTATTGAGCAAGCAACTCACTGGATGCCGCTACCGGAACCGCCGCAGGAGGTGAAGTGATGAACAACTTAATGATCGACCTTGAGACGATGGGGAAAAATAAGGATGCACCGATCGTTTCCATTGGCGCGGTGTTCTTCACTCCAGAAACCGGAGACATCGGACAAGAATTCTATACGGTTGTTAGCCTGGAAAGTGCTATGGGGCAAGGAGCTACACCTGACGGCGATACCATCCTGTGGTGGTTGAAACAAAGCCCTGAAGCACGAGCTGCAATCTGTATTGATGATACTTTGTCGATCAGCGATGCTCTCTCAGAACTAAATCATTTCATTAACCGGCACGCAGCCAATACGAAATATTTAAAAGTCTGGGGTAACGGGGCCACCTTCGACAACGTAATTTTACGTGGAGCTTATGAGCGAGCAGGACAAATCTGCCCGTGGGCATACTGGAATGACCACGATGTACGCACGATCGTTACGCTTGGGCGTTCCATCGGATTCGACCCAAAAATGGACATGCCTTTCGATGGCGAACGGCACAACGCCCTGGCTGATGCCCGTCATCAGGCAAAATATGTTTCCGCTATCTGGCAGAAATTAATTCCTGCCACCAGCACAGAATTATGATTTTCCCGGGTGCAGCCGGTTTTGATGGAGAAAATTATGAACACCTTGTTTTTACTGATGGCTGAATTCAATACCCCTAACATTGAACTCTCAGCAGTTAGCCAAAAGTACTTTGGCATGAGTCCAGCCACGGCAGAAGCAAAAGCAAACGCTTGTAAGTTGCCAGTTCCAACATATCGCATCGGCACATCACAAAAAGCAAAACGTTGCATCAATATTCAGGATCTTGCGGAATACATAGACAAAAGACGAGAAGAAGGACGTATCGAGTGGGAACAGGTCAGAACAGGCAAACAGAAGGGCAAAGAACATCACTAAAGAAAAAACCCGCCTAAAGGCGGGTTTTCAAAAAGCACCAGCTATGATCATGCTGCTTTGCGACGACGAAGCTTACCCTGCTGCTCTTTACCAGAGACAGTAGCGTGAGTGAACGCATTAGGAGCAGCCTTCATCAGAACTTCAACAGCAGCACCCATACCTGCGAATGCTTTCATTGTGTCGAACTTAACCTGTGGCTTGGTTGCTTTTTGATCTTTCATAGAAAACTCCCGAGACAGTAAAGGCGTCTCTAACCCTCTCTTTAAAGCTAGCTTGTTTCGCTAACTTATGCCAATCGATCATGTCGATTGGTGACATCGTTTCTTAGTAGTTTAAGCACAAAACGACTGCCATAGATGTACCTTTAAGGTAATCTGGACGGGTATCCTACAATTTGTAGCCCCTTCTCGTCTATACCTACTGAGCAAATTTAAGAAAGATATCCTGCAGCTCATCAATGACTGCAGACATCACATAACCGCACTGTTCCATGCGGAAACCAAAAGACTCGTAATACTGCACCAGTTCTGGTACTGGCTCTACAATGTGGACAACTTTACATTCAACAGCTTTACAAAATATAAAAGCACTCATAAGAGTGAGTAAAACCATGCGCCCTTTCAATGGGTGAGATTCATCTTCTCTAGAAAACCTTTCGATCATATGGATACGAAAGATGTTTTCTTCAACCCCATAAACACAAATTGCTGCTCCTGATGGTATTCCCTGAACCCGACCTTGCTGAACAAGTTTTATGCAGAACTCATACTTTTCTCTGGAGTTGCCATAGGTGCTTAACGCATAGTCCCATTCAAGCTCACCATAGCCACCACACAGAATCTTGTAATCATCATCACTGAGCGGACCAACAGCAAGAGGTAAGCCGACATGATCAATAATCAACTGGATATTGTTACGTACAGATTGACCTATCTCGTCTAGGGTAAGCATCATAGACTCTCAAGCGGAACACTAAAAATCTCATTATATCTCATTCTGATGCCCCGCATGGATTACACCTTGAAATGAAAACACCGGGTTCCCAATAGGCACCCACAAAGTGTATAACTACTTGTTTTTCAAAAACGGTACATCCTATCGAGCATTGGTGCAACGCTAAACCGACCACTCCAGTGAACGTCAGTTTTTTCAGGCATTGCGCTGGTTTGGTTGATTTTTTGCATTTCAGAATTACCGTGCATTTTCAAATGTAGAGATTATTTTATCGATATATCATGGGGTTATGTTATTCAGCATCACTATTCAGGAGGCTCAATAGCGGGGTACTATACCATAACAACAGGAAGCGCCTGTCTCATTGCAAAAGAAAATTGAGATCCTCTCAAGGCATGAAGCTCTCACGAAGTGATGGAAATAATCTTATTAGCCGTTAACTTTGTTAAGGCCAATGATAAACAATCCAGGTTCGACGATAAATAAATAATCACACATTAAACTCTGGTGATATATCTCCCTGCTAATAGCATTGATAGAGAAAAAAGAACCCAATAAATATTGGGTCCTTTTATATAATGCCTTCCATACTATCGAAGAACTTCACATATTATTTCTCCGATTTAACCCCGAACAAATCATAAATTAATTTAGAAGTGTCTGTAAGTATTTTAATCTCTTCCTTTGAGGTTGGGTCAAACGACTTCGCGAAGCTAATTAATTGTGGTGCAGCATCTCGCATTTTGCTTAAAATATCAGGATCGAGCGTTCCTTCATTCACCAGATGTGACATCTTATCCAGATAGCCATCAAAATTCATTTCTCCCCCATCAGCCAGACGCTTCATCTCTCCCAGGTACTTCTTCATATCACGTTGAGATAATTTTTCAAACTGAGCTTTCAGGTAGCTCTCATTATTTTCATTAATATACACTGTTTCTGATAAATCTGCGTAGGCACTAGAATATGAAAGTGAAATTAACAGCGAAGCAAATAATTTTAAGCTGTTGTCATCATGTTCCTGGCAGGCATTAACAAACGTTAAAAAACCAGAACCTATTGCTTGAAAATGTATATTCGCTAAAGGTTCATTATCCTTAGATTCCTCATAAAATAGCTGAACCGTGGAGGGAAGGCCATTCTTAGTTTCTACATCAAAAGTACATTGTTCAATGGGAGTCGCATCTTTATTATCCCCAGGATTACATATACTATTAATCGCGAAATGAAAAATAGCCCGGTCAACAACTGATGCAATAAAGTCACGATCGTTTAAATCCTCATCAGTGCAATCGTCAATATACTTATTGACCCACAT